TGCCTCAAAGTCCTTGCGCTGCTGCTCTTGCATCTCAATGGATTTGCCCACATTCTGAATCATTGTGTGCATCTGCTCCATTTCTTGAGCCATTGCCTGCATCTGTTGCTGCGCTGCCTGCAACGCTGGATTCTCATCCGCATCCGACAAGAACTTGGGGTCAATGGTTTTGGCAAAACGTTTGGACATTTCTTGGGCACCCGGCCAGTCCATGTTTTTCACAAACAGGTCACCGGCCACTTGCCACAGTTGAGGATTACCTTGCAACAGTTGTGCCATTGCTTCAAGTGCCTCTTGACGTTTGGTCGCGTAGCCAGGGCCGGTGGTCGCCACGACATCGTACTTCCCAACACCAGGGTTGTAGATTTTCTCAATCACAACGCCGTTCTGGTCCACGATCTTGTTGACCGGCTCGGGCTGGTCAGGGTTGATCTTGACCATCTTGGTCTCGCCGTCCTCACCAATGATTCGGGCGATGCGCTGCGTATCGTAAATCTTAGGAATCAAGTCCACCAACTGACGGGCCACATGGCGCACAGCGCGGGTGAGGTTGTCACCGTAGTGGTAAGTGCCTACATCGCCCTCTCGCTGACGCGCAAGAATGGCTTTGCCCGAACGCTCATTGGATGTCATCCCCAAACTGGCGTTGTACTGCCCAGTGGTGGACTTAATGTCTTCCGATGCACCTGCCTTGGCTTGCAACAGGCCGCTAGAAGCCATTGGCGGCTGGGCGCGTTGTGGCAGTGGCAAAACAGCGCCTTGGCCGTCTGTCACATCAGGATTTACTTCCAAATACGGCCAATTGTTGGTGTTGGCTGTCTTCCACTTGTCCTCATAGCCCTCAAACTGACCGCCATAGCCAATAAATGGGGCTTTGGGCGCCAGTGCAAGCATCTCAGCCTCTTGGCTTACCCAATAGTTGTACATGCGCTGTGCATCTTTGGCGTTACGCACAAGGCCAGACACGTACAAACGGCCATCCACCTCAAATTCATTGCCGACAACACGGATAACAGGTATCCACTTGCCTGCCCACTCTTTTTCTTCAAGGATTTCGTAGCCGTTGATCTTGCAATACTTGACCCGAGGGCGCTCAGACACCCGATTGCGCTTGGGGTTGCCGTACATAGCACGAAGTTGCTTGTCTTCAGGCGTGTTTGCAAACGCCGTAGCGTTGCCAGGGTACAAATTCAGCGTAGTTGTGTCGTAATCAATGTAGTAATACCCCGCAATACGCACGGTATCCTCATTCAACCAGTTGCTGATAGACTGATCGCCCACGCCAAGTGACTGCAAAGTAGAAATAGGCGCAGCATCAGGATATTGGCGCTCATATTCCGCTTTTGTCAGGTCTTCGGTGATAAAGCAATACGTTGCATCCGCGCCCGTTGGGTCTTGGATCAACGGGTCCATGTAAACGCTAAATGAATTACGTACACGGCCAATCTTGATGTCTTGATCAAATGTATTGGCATCGCAATACTCGGTCATCAGGGTAATGTACCCCTCACCATAAGACACTTGATTTTCGCAAGCCGTGTCATACGCCACATCCGCGTCAGAAATGTACTCAATGTGCCGAATCATGCCGTTAAAAATCTCAGCCACCTGCACATCAGCCTGATCGTCCACAGGAATGACCTTAGCCCCTGGCCGATTCTGCCGCATGTCGTTCGTGACTTGCCGAACGTGTTGCGGCAACTTGTTGATGGTCAGCGTTGGCCGCGCATTAATCGTCTGCCCTTGCACCGCACCCCGAGTCGCCAACACGTCAGCAGGCCACTGCCAATGATTGTCGGGCGAGCCAGCATAAAAACGCAGATCGTCTATCTCATCCTCACGCGACTCAGCCAACGCCGCTACCGCCATGTCTAAACGGCTACGCGCAACAGTCAGAATGTCTGAGTCACTCTTTTTGGGTTTGCCGCCAGCAGCTACATTAGCCGCCGCGATCATTCCGGTTGGATCAGCCATTTTTACCTTTCGGTGCAGGCTTAGATTGTACGCTGCGTTTAACCGCATACGCAATTGCCACGGCCTGCTTGACCGGCTTGCCAGCAGCAATCTCAGCCTTCACGTTCTTGCGGAACGCCTCGGGTGATTTTGATTTAACAAGTGGCATTACTTCGCCTTCTTAGCCGTCTTAGCCGAATCTTTAAAGTCCTTGGCCGTAGGCGCTGCCTTACTGCCCACTTTGTTCATCTTCTCGCCAGAGCCAGCCTTGATACGCTCTTGTTTAGCATTAATGTTGGCATACAAGCCAGGTTTAGTAGATTTCATAATTTAGCACTTCCATCGTTTAAGCGCAGCTTTAGCACGTTCGCCATCTTTGGCATTCGCCGCTACTGCACCCATTCTTGCACAAAATGAATCCTTGCGCCCCTGATCTGCCTTGGTCTTAGGATTAGGCGCTGGCGCTTTTAAATTCGACCCCGTGGCCGCATTGTACTTCTCGCGCCCTTTGGCCGTCAAACCCGCACCCTTGGACACCGGCAACTTCTCACCGCGCCCAACTGATAAAGATACGTTTTTCTTAGTTGCCATGTTAACTTCCCATCCAACTGGTTGTTACAGAACCACGGTCGTATGTCCGTAGTGTACGAGTTTTCTCACTGTACTCCCTGTGCGCCACAGGAAATGCAAACGTTACACATATCGCATCCGCAGCATCAGGACTTGCCAACCCCCTCTGCTTCATGTCCTTCTTAGACTCCAAAAAGATAGTCCCCTTGGAGTCAGGCTTAATCATAGGCGAAATCAAATCAGTTTTCAAGAACCTGTCCTTTGGAATGCTCGCCGTCTTCAACCAATCCTTCATCTTGCCCCACATCTCAGCCCTCTTGTTCCCATACATAATAGGACTCGCACTCTTATTCCCAAAGTTTACACCCTTAATCTTATACCTCTGCTCCTTCAACCTGTCCACAATACCCGCACCCAACCCACCCTCATCAATCACCACCAGCGCAGGCTTCCACTCCTCAATTGCTTCAATAATATGCCCCACCACCGTCATCGTGTCATCCCCCCGATGCCGCATGATCTTCACAATGTCCCGCCCTTGCCTTACCGCAATCACCGTAGCGTCCGCACCAAACCGCGCAGGGTCCACACCAATAATAATCGGCGCAGTCTCATCCTTGTACTTCTCCCTTCCCATCGCCTCGTCCACAATGTCCGCCGGTATAAACTGATCATCCCCCTCTGACGGAAACATCCCATACACCTCCACATGCGCCTGACTAGACTCCGCACCATACTCCTGAATAATCCTCTCATACACCGCCTTGTCCGTACCTTCCACCGTCCTAGCATCCACCACCCTAGTCGCCCAAAAATCCCGCTTACTGTTAAAACACTCGTAAAAATACCCCGTGTTGCGGCGTGGGTTACTGAACGCCAACCAAAAACGATTAGGCGTGTTCTCCGTAAAAAATCCACCAGTAACAGACCATATAGGATCAGCAATACCACTGGCCTCATCAAATATCACCAACACACCGTCAAAGTTGTGGACACCAGCATAAGCGTCAGGATTCTCTTCCGACCACAACCTACCCTCCACACCCCAATACCTCGTCCCCTTCTTTAAATCTGTTTCCACCAATTCAGTCAACCACTTAGCAGGTGCCAGTCTCGTTGCACTCACTTCAAACCAATGCGAATTAAGTGACATAGCCAACCACTTGGTTATCTCAGCCCAAGTAATTGACCTCAACTGATTCTCCGAGTTAGCCGAGATAATAGTAGTCGAACCAATCCTTGTGGTTAACATCCATATAGTTAACCATGAAACTAATGCTGACTTACCTATCCCTCGCCCACTAGATATTGCTTCTTGCAATACCTTGTACATAATATCCTGATTGGAAATTGCACCAGTAACTAAATTATTATTAACCTTAATATGATCAGTAATATCTTGCAGTATCTCCCTTTGCCATTTTCTTGGACCAGAAAAATGCTCCAGCGGCGTACCCTTAACACCCCATGGAAACACATACCTCACAAACGCCAGTGGATTATCTTTTAACGTTGGACTCCAAAGCCTTGCCATTAATTTCTGCTCATCTTCGGGTTTGTATATTGTGGTTTGCATGGTTTAGTAAAAAAATTAATGCCAAAGGCATTGGTTTATTAGAAAAAATTAAAAAATGTTTGTGGAGGCTCCGTCACCGTGGCCCATCAGCCCTCGGCCCTACCCAGCCCCTCGTTTTCATTTGCGTTTTCTGCATGTGCAATGCGCGGCACAGCGTCAGTGACATCGAGCAAGCGCGACTGCGCGGCTGCCAGTGCGCCCGTTATGCTTATTCGATTGTCAGTGACGCTGACGTCAAGGCGATCGCCATAGACTTTAGGGGCGAGCTTGCTTAGAAACCATTTGCGGGTGTCTACCTGCAACTGACGCTGGCGCACCAAAGCGTTATCAGTCGCGCCATTGTCCAGCACTGGCACCGGAGCATCAGCCAGCTCTAATATTTCATCAGCCATTTTATCAAGCAAAGCCTGTCGCGCACGTGCGTATTGCTTTGCAAGCTCAGGCGAGGCATCTACAGCCCTTAGAAACCTTGCAGGGTCTATTCCAATTTGCATACAGCACTTTCGCAAGCTCTGCCCATTTGACACCATGCTATCGACTACTGCCTGAGCAAGTGTTTCCCGATCATCCATAACGTAAGACATTTGTGTTTTCTCCTGGTTGCCTTAAATTTTGCCACAATCTCCCACGATCATCAAACAATAGGGTAAACCCTACTACTCTAAATTATGCTCTGCGAGCCCGCACAATGCTTGCGTATTTGCGTATCTCTTAAGAGAGATACGCAGGATACGCAGAAAAAGCACTGTTTTGTCACGAGTTGCGTTTTCTGCATATGCAACAAATACGCAGAATACGCAGAAATTCTAATGGTAAACCCTAACATCAAAAAGATGATCAATCCGAGGGTAAACACCTAGAAAAACATGCAAATAAACTATTGTGCCGTAACTGAATCGGTTACACTACTCTACATGGTGCAGCAATAGTGCAGCACCTAACAACTCAAAAGGATAGACACCATGGCACGCAAACCCTACGCTTCGACACTTCCAAAAATTACGGAAATTGAGATCAAGACAATGGAATCTTGGTTAGCAACTGGCGCTATTGTCCTAACTGACACCGGATCAGAGAATTTATATTTTGTAGATCAATTCGGAAATCAGTTTTATTGCAAATGCTATCCGCAGTGACAGCGCCAGCTACTGCCTCACTGGTTGGCGCAGTGGCGGGAATTGTCCCGTTAACCCTTATTGGAGAAAACCCATCATGAACAACCACCGCGCCATTGACACAAAAGCCATTGCCCAAATATGGGCAATGCGGGGCCCTTATGAAGGAGAACTTTTAGTTAGCGGGCGCTCCCCCGATGGGGAAAGTTGGCTCTACTCACCAGCGGATGCCATCCAAGCCATCCGCAAAACCCCCGGAAAATGGGAAGTCGTGGAGAAGTGGAAACTCCCGGATTGACACTCTCACTGTATGCCCTTGATTGAAGGCATACGGGGAAATTGTCCCGCTAACCTAATTGGAGAATTTTATGCAAGCCATTCAAACAAAATACATTGCGCCAACAAACTCACGCGGATCAAGAATTAAGGCTTGGTGCGCCGCCGGATCAAAAATTATAAGTTATCCTTATAGCTTAAATATTGATCAGGCTCACTATGCTGCCGCACAACAATTACTTGTTCACCTTGATTGGGTTGGCCCCCATTATGGGGTATTAGAACAGGGCAGTTTGCCCAATGGTGATTATTGCCACGTGTTAGTTAATAACAAAAATTCAGCGTTTTAAAATTATTAATGCACCCTCTAAGCCCACGCAGTGGGTTTAGGGGTTTGCATTGTGTAGACCATAACCAATAGGAGAAAAAACCATGATTAAATTTAGATGGGAAAAAACAGATTACGGATATAACTGCTGGGCAAAAAAACCCGACTCCCGCGCCTACGTTTACTTCGGACATTTTCGGACTAAGAAAAGCGCTTTAGA